AGTTCTTCGTTCGTCAGAGAACAGTTGATACCAAGATTAAACTGATCGTCATAGTCTACTTTAACACGCAAACCACGACGAACAAGGCGCAAACGATCATACAGGAATTGTATGATTTCCTCTCGTGAGGAAACTGGGTCAGCGGATAAAAACGTATCACTCATCACAGAGCAACTCCTCCATAGCATCGTCGAGCCGATCCGCATAGTCACGGAGGTCGAACGCGATATCGTTAATCTCTTCGAGGATACACATACGATCCTTGCCGAACATATCAGCGCGACGGATCAGCGACTCAAGACGCTCAGCCAGCGTCAATGCTTCATTCACAGACATGATTAAGCCTCCACAGATTGAAGAGCGAACACAAGATTTTCGCCATCGTCGTTGAAGTAAGAAACGATGTTACCGTCGAGAACGATAAGGAACGTATCGTTCTCGGAAATCATGGGATTGGCTGACTCGACGCCAGCGAAACATTCGTAATCGTTCTGATTGAATTTACGGAAAGGAGAAGTAGCCACGAGGCGGAGAACATCAGCTTGGGTGATCATCACGTTTCCTTTCATCATATATTCATTCTAGCGGGTTGGCGGCTAGTTGTCAAGTTCTTCGAGCTCTTCCTCAGAGAGACCTTCGTTAGCATCCAGCTGCTCGAAAGCCTCGCTCATCTGCCCCAGCAGATCAATCATCCGCTGCACCGAACGGCGCTCATAGACAGAGCTGAGCCGATCCATGAACTGAGCCGTGCTCAGCCCAGCGTCTACTGCCTCGATCAAGTCGTTTAGACAATCGTTCATGTCGCCAGCAGTGTTTTCGAAGCGGCAGTATGACATATTAGCCATGGTCGGTTCCTTTCATCATATATTCATTCTAGCTGGCTTAGCGTAGGTTGTCAAGCCCCCTCGAAGTAGCGGATATCCGCCTCCGTGGTATAGGGATCCTCAGCCATGATTTGGCGAGTTAGCTCTTCGCGCAGGGCGTCGATCTGTTTCAGCAGATGATTAGCCAACGGATAAGCCCTGAAGTCCATAGCCATGGAATAGTTAGATTCCAGCTCTTCAAGGGTCGTACGGATTTGGTCGATAGTCATACTCAGTCTCCTTAGAGTGCGCCAGTCCAGCGAACGTTCTTGAGGTTGCCAGCCAGAACGTTCCCGCGAGCGAAGTTCTTAGCCGGAGCTTTCCAGCTCGCCGCCATGAGAATGTCGCCGCGCTTGAACTTACCGTCATCAGCCAACACGATGAACGAGTGGACGCTGGTATTACCGCTAGCCTGACCCGTGATCACCTTGACGAACTTACGGCTGACTTCGTAGCTCACGCCAGCGTCGAACTCGCGAACCATTTCGTCGCGGATGTGGTCATTACCACGGGGGCGGTGCCAGCCAGCGTAGTCAGCCTTGATATGAGCGACGTAGCGGTCGAGGGCGGTCTTGAGGTCGGTAGCCAAAGTCATGTCACTTCCTTTCATCATCATATATTCATTCTAGCGGGCGTCAACGGAATTGACAAGGGCTAGATAGAATCTTTTTAGCGAGCTTTAGCGAGTCCTTGATCGATCAGTCGATTCGCTTTCGCTCCGCGATATCCAACTCCTCCGCAACGTCCGAACGTCTTGATCTTCGCTTTACTAGAACGACAGACTGTAATCGTTAATCCAGAGTTAAGGAACGCTTGAACGTAAGCGTCGAGCGAAGCGCGATCTTCAGCTTTAGCGTTAGCGTTAGTGATCGAAGCGTATGTCATGTTGTCTCCATGTCTCATCATATATTCATTCTAACTGACGATGACGCGATTGACAAGGGCGATTCTAATAAAAAAACCCTAGCGAAATCAATAGCTTATCTCTAAGTCACTGTTTTCGCTAGGGAAAGATTTTTCAACTTTTTTGTATCAAAAATCGTTACATTCGTAACAGCTTGCGAGCTGTACGTAAATCGTTTAGAGCTGAATTCATATTGAAATCCGCGTGATTTTCGTGGAAATCTATTTTACTTTCGATCTTGTTTATTACTTTGAGAAGATCGAAACGTGTAACGAAATCAACGACTTGCAGCATCGACTTAGCTTCGATGAGATCTAAACTGTACTCGACCCACTTTTTACTAGGATTGAACTTGGGTGCACCCCCTTTGAACTTAGTTTTGGGGGTGTTATACTTCGAGAGTAACGATTTTACTTTAGACATCCACGTTCTCCATAGTCAACTCTTAATTGTAGCTGACTATGGATTAATTGTCAAGGGCCCTTCTTGGTCTTAGCCTTAGCTTTGGTCTTTTCCTGGGTAAACACGAAACGAAGCCCCATCTGCTTCAGTACCTGCTCGTAGGCTGTTCTGTGGATATCGTCGAGCGTAGCGGCCTGACCAATGAACTTTTCGTTGACTGAGAACCAAGCGTAATACTGATTGTGCTCTTTAATGATACGAACAGGAATGAACGGTACTTCGCTGGCGTCAAAATCCAACACGTCGTCACCAGACACGCTTCCAATCATAACGGGCTCTTCGTTTTTTGCAAAATATGCGCTAATCACTGCAGCGAGTATTCTACCTACGAAATAACCGATACCCAAAATGACTACGATCTGCACTGCGGATATAAGAGCGTCCATTAGGTTTCCTTTTTAAATACGAGCCATGATGTGAGATACAATCTTGTCTGTATCGTCTGGCGTCATGTGTTCAAACTTCTCGGCAAGAAACATAAGCACCATATTGGTCATGATGTTATTGACTTTGCTTTCTCGCCCAGCAAGCCAGGTTTCGTTTTGCTCGCTTCCTCTTTGAGCGTATCTTATCTTACGCTCATCTTTCGTCGTTGACAAGTAAATTATTTCTAGGTCATACTTATCGTTGCAGTCCTCAAGGAACGATGCGGTAAAGAGTCTATCGCCTTCGTAGATCACGACTGCATCACTAGACAGAGTAGAAAGGAACTTAATGGCTGCTGGCTGCACGGACATGCTCATGCGGTCCGTGCCAGCAAACGTTTCGCCCTTCTCATATTTACCTAGAATGTAAACATTATCTTTCTGATGATACGGTACGAGCTTGTACTCGGAAAACTTAGCCTCAGGTTTCAGCTGGTCGATCAGCTTCCACATAAGAGTCGTCTTACCAGCACCAGGCTCGCCGCCAATAGCAATCACTTTCATAGGAATCCTTGTAACCCACAATTATCGAATTGGTTCTCGAAGCAGCTCCACTCTCTGTTCATCATAATGACTTCACCAGTCAAACGATAGTGGTTCTGTTTGTTCTTTGACAATCCAGGATCGTACGGATTATCTTCTAGTCGTAGATGCTCAGGCAGACACTCTTTCCTCATATCCCAGAACAACCGAAACTGATTACCCCACTCAGACTCAGCATATTTGATTCTGTTATAGAACATATCCATATAGACGTTTGGATATCTACGATCTGGTCGGTGCCAGGATTTGTAGCAGCAGAGCGTTGATTCTAGCGTAAAGTAACTGACGTCTGGATGATCAATACGAGCAGACTCTTTGAGCAGTAGCTCGCCTTCTTGCTTCAGCCAGTCGATCATTTGAGGAGAATACTTTACGTCGTTTTTCCACCAGTCCAGATCATCACGACCAAGAACCTTACAAAGACCGTTCCTGTGCGAGCGCGAACCGCTGATGTCTTCTAGAAAAAGATTGTCGCAGTCCAACTTCAATCCCTGTATCCTAAGATACTCTAGATATGAGAACGCAGACAAACGACCAAACGACAAGAAGTTGTCACGAACGAATGACCAAGCATTACGGAAGTTCTGATACTTGTCATCCGTGTTGCAAACTTCGTCGTACATCGCTTTCTGACTGCCGTATTTATCTACGGCTTTCTTATACGACTCAACGCACTGAGGGAACCCAGTCTTACCGATCTTGAAATACTTACGATCTGTATCCCACCCAGAGCCGGCTTTGAACTTATGATGATTTTCATTCCACCAAGCATCAAGCTCTTCAACGTTCAGATCGTGGAGGGAAGGAAACCGCTTGAAGATGATATAGCTGGTTACGATGTTCTGTGAGCATCCGTTGATGAATGCGATCCAGAGCTTATCTTCGTTAGTCATCTTCATGTGGTTAGCTAACCACGGGAACGCGAAGTAGACGCCGCCTGGATGAGAACGATATTTCAGATGGTATTCATAGAAACGAAGAAAAACTTCTCGACGATATATCGGTAGCCGGAAGTCCATTCCTCTTTTGAGTTCTTGAACTTCTGGCTCGTTTGTTAGGTCTGACCAGCGACCTATCCTATCAGATGAATGCATCAAGGGGACCTATATCCTTTTCTAAGAAATAGAAACCATCAGCCGTGGTAGCCAAATCAAAATGCTTGAACTCGGTTTCGTGTAGACCGGGTACTGCCACTAGATAAACAGCATTCCTAGCTCTGAACGCAGCTTTGATTATACTATATCTATGATTGAAATACAACCACTTTGAATACGCCTTAACATAGTCATATTTGTCCGTAAGGCGTTCACCCAGTATCTTAGAATACTTTTCGCCATGAACGGCGATAGGATAAGTCACGGATGTGTCAGTCCAGGCTACCAATTTTGGGCTAGACTCAAAGGCTTTATTGAAGCAATCATTCCACTTCGTTGTAATCTGTAGGACGCTAGAGTTAGGCAGATCGAGAAACTTCATGTCGCTTGTGTCGTCAAGCATCATAGCAGCTTTGGCATCTTCATGTCTAGCATCAAGACCCATAGAAGAAAGCTGCTTGACACAATCGCGATCGATCTCACTTACCACATGATGATCGACGTTATACAAACCACGAATGATCGTACTCATGATCCCGACGCCAGCGAAATACTCACGAACATTATAACGTTCGCTGGCGTCGAGAACTCCTTCCAACATCCACTTGGTAGCCCAACATTTAGCAGCTACCAGTGGTATATGTTGAGAAACATAATGAATGTATGATCTAGAGTGTAAGTCTGAATTGCTTTCGTTCTTTAGTTCAATGTTAAAAGGAAGGGACCATTGTTCGCATAACAAAGCGGTTTTCATTACACGAAAAACTCGTCAAGAGTTGCAGCATTACCCTTACCGATCTTATTCAGAACTTCTTCCGCTTCGTCAGTAAGACCATTGTTTCCGAGATAGTTAGCCCACTCTTCAGTATCCCACATTCCAGGAGATACACCATTCCATCCAGTATGCCATAGCGAATGTTCTTTGTTATCACGACGCATATAGACAAAGTTCTTGCGAGTTTCTTCG